AGCTGTTTCTTCCTTCTTCTGACTCTGACCAGATTTTATAGAATAGTTCCATACCTTTTGGAGTTGAAGTAATAACAAGCTGTGTTGTTTCACCTGATGAGATCGTTGGGTAAACTGAGGCAAAGAAGTCTTCTTGGACGTTCTTTTCAACGTGGGCAAACTCGTCGAGGTAAACAAGGTTGTAAGTATCACCACGAGCGGCGGACGAAGAGGTAGAGGTGGCAACGATCTTGGAACCGTTTTCAAGTTCGATGTTACCTTTGTTCCATTCAGTGACGCCCTGTTGCATCCACTGCGGAAGGTTTTCAAACATTTTCTGAATACGATCAAGGATTTCTCGGGCTTTTTTATCTTTGTTGGCCAAGATAGCAACGTTATAATGCTCGTTGAATAGAACTCTCCAAAGAATAAATCCAGCAGTTGTGGTTGTCTTTCCGACCTGACGTGGCATTTTACAAATAACAAATCGGTTGTTACTGTATGCTGAGATCATATCCTTCTGAAAAGGATGTAGCTCGAAATTAACTAGACCACGATCAACGTGGATAATTTTACAATATTTCTCGATAAAATAGATGCTATCTTCTTTGCATCTAATCATCTCTAGGATTTGTTCTTCGGTCCACTCTAAGGTGACACTAGATTTTTTTAGTTTTTTATTTCCTAGATAAGAAGTTTTCTTGTTCTTGTATTCAACAGCCATATATTACTTTTTCTTCTCGGATATCAACTTTAAAACGTCAGCTGTACTCATCACGAGATTATTATTAATTGTTGTTGGTGCAGTATTAGATTCATTAGTTAGTTCTTTTTTAGTCTTTCTTAAATCTAGAAGATCTTTGTTAGAATCGATTTGTAGTTTTAACATATTAGCCAAAACTTCATAAGATCTAGGATGCTGAGATAACTTAGCAACGTTTATCATCTCGGCTATTGCTTCTTTAGAATCATTGATTGTATCAATTATATTCTGTCTTGCAAGCTGAAAGTCTTCTTCAACTTCAGTTTCGTCTGTGTCCTCAACCTTCTGTAATACAACAGGTTGGGTTTCTTGCGGCTCTTCTTCTCTTTCGATTCCGAAAAGATCATCAATTGGATTCTTTATCATTGGATATTCTCATCAAATTGTGTAATAAAATCATATGGAAGATTTGGATTAACGTCCAAATAACCGACAGTTTGTGCTAGGTTTGCAGTAGCCGTTCCGTTTGCTGTCTGTCCAGGTTGGGTTGTGATGGTTATATTTCTATCAACATCTAGATCTGTAATACTCTTGACTGCAGTGATTCCTACGTTTGCAAATCTAATAATCTGTTTCTTCTTAACTGGGCCAAAAAGATAACCCTTGAGAGAAAACGATAGAGTCCAAACAATAGTTCTTCTTTGTTGGAAGCTTCCATCATAACGATCTTGAACAAGCGTATCAAACAGTACGATAGGAATGTCGTAGGATTTATCTATTTCTGGTAAGATATTTGCTGTTACAGTAAACTCTGGTGTGAAATATGGCAAAATCTGTTCGATAATGCTTGTACCATCGGCAGCATATTTTACCATAATATGAAGAAGGAACTGGAAATCATATGGAACGGGGTTATAAACATAATCGCTTTCGCCCGTGTTACTTCTTTTTACTAAACCACCAACTGTATTAAGTTTTCTCTCGGAATCGTATGTATATCCAAGTATTTCAAATGACATTCTTGGTAGAGAGATTGCAATATTATTTTCAAACTGGGGATCTCCCTCAATTCTAGATAGCATCTTTTCTTTTGGTGAATAGGTACGCGGGACTTTTAAAGTCTGTGTATTTTCACCATTGCTGTCTTGTCTTGTGAGATAGATATTATTAAAGAGCGTACCAAATATGATAACATACTTTCTAATAATATCATGTGTGAAGGTCTGTGCAAACATTATACATTCTTTCTAAACAATACTATTTATATCTGCCCTTCACTGAAAGGATCCGTATCTTCCCAATCTAGTATTGCATCAGATTCTGTTTGGATTTCATCGCTATCATCAAGGAAATCGTCATTCTGTGCATCAATACTGTATTGTCCTTGTATGATTGGATATCCAGACTCGTCTGTGATCATAAATCCATCTTGAGTCAGAATTGAATAGTTATTAAGATCAAGGCTTCTATCTCTATAGATGTTATCAATAGCTGGAATACCTGTATCAAATCTTTCGCTAGAGTATTCAAACAGTTCTAGTGACATATCATAAAATTGTAATGCTCCAGTTTGATAGAATACAGCTGTTTTGTTGACGTATGTTATCTGATACAATCTATTGTCCATAGGAAGGAAAACAAGATCTCCTTCTCTCGGTCTCTTAATTGTCGGCTCAGCACCAGCAATGTTATTATTGAAGTTTCTAATTGCTATTGACACCGTCAATACATCTCTAATTTCTAGATTGAACTTAGAGAGAAATACTCCATCGCCCTGATAGTTTTCATAGCTTCTGATATAAAGATCAATATCATATGCATTAGTAAAAGTTGCTAGAGAATCTTCGCCATATATTTCATCTACATTTGGTATGTTTCTTACAAGATAATAGCAACCATGTCCATACATGGCAATGCTTTCAACAACAAGATCTTCAATAAGATTTTGTTCTGCAGCATTGGTAAAGTTATTGAAGTATGGATTTGGCATATACCCGTTATCCCACCATCATATCTGGGGGAAGTGAGAACGAATCGAGCATCTTAGATTCTAGATCAAGTATTTCTCTTTCAGCTTCTTCCTTAATCTGCTGTCCATTAAACTGGACTCCGCCAGGAAGAGAAAGACCAGTGAACTTGCTGAGGTTTGATCCCCACTGATATTTAATTTTTGCTGATGTATATTGCTGGAGCCATCTGTCACCCCAGACATCAGCATAGGTGTTTGGGTCAATAAGTGCACTACATTCTACAACAATCCAGGATCCTTCACTCAATCTATCCCATTCCGTGTCAATATAAAGTCTATTTTCATGACGGTTGAATCTGATTCTTTGCTGTCCAACGAACAGTTCTTGGATAAGAGCAAGATGTTCCATTGCCATGTAATATGGAACAAGCTGAAGTGAAGTGAGAGTCCAGATCTCGTTCATGGCGATCTGATACTGGATGTTAAAGATGTTTGATGACTGGAAAGCACTACCAATAGGAAGAACTCTAGTAACACCAATTACACTAGAAGGAATAGGAATATACTGGTCAGACTTCATCTGGGAAGTTACCTGAACCTTATAATATGTTTTCTGTGCACCATCGAAGTGATAATCTTGGAAGTATTTCAAAGCTTCGTCGATACGATCTTCAACCTGTTCATCAGATACGTTAATGTCGATTACAGGTTTCCCAAGTTTTCTGAGACAAAACTCTTTAAATTCTTCTCTTGTAACTGGTACAGCCATGAAAATCCTCCAATTATTCTATTATTTATTTATATGAAATTGGGAATGTTACACCAACAACAAATTGAGAATTAGAGCGTCGCGCCATCTAGATAAAATGGTTAACAGTAGCAGACAAAAGAAAAGAGTCAAGTTGTATTGACGTTGGGCCGTGTCTTATTTCAATCCCGAGCGTGCCACTACCACTACTAGCGAAGCCTGTTCTAAAAGTCCACGACCTATTAACAGTAAATTCTAACCAGGTTTCCGTTGTTCCAATCCAAGTTCCACCAGTAGCATCAGCAACTTCAGCTTTTATTTGTATATCAGCTGCATCTGGAGCTCCTGGTCTGTCCCAGATCGCGTCTCCAATGAGTAAATCTTCGGTATCATAAATTTTTAACAGGCCATCAGTTTGAAAGAAAAACTGTGCCCTACCTCTGACAGTTCCTGTTGCATCCGAGTATGTGTGATCACCACCATAACCACCATTATTCATTGTAGAATAAAATCTTCTCCAGGCACCTCCAGATGTTCTATAGAAAGCATTTCCATTTACAGAACTAAGTTGATTAAATGATGATGAGGTGTTAGCAACATAAAGATTTGTTGCGTTTGCTGACCAATCGCCGCTTCTATATCCTCTAATATTATATAAAAATTGTGATGCCATTATGTTGCATAAATCCAGATACTACCAGCAGGTTGAGATCCTGGGTTTCCAGTTTGAACGAAAATAAGAGCCCCAGATGTTCCTTGAATACCTTGAGATCCAGTAAATCCTATATTACCTTGTGATCCAGTGAATCCGACACCTTGGATACCTTGCGACCCCGTAAATCCGACACCTTGGATACCTTGAGATCCTGTAAATCCTATAATACCTTGAGACCCAGTGAAGCCTATAATACCTTGAGATCCCGTAAATCCTGTAATACCTTGAGATCCCGTAAATCCTATAATACCTTGAGACCCAGTAAATCCTGTAACACCAGCACCTTGAGACCCTGTGAAACCAACGCCTTGTGCACCCTGTGATCCAGTGAAGCCTATGTTTCCTTGAGATCCCGTAAATCCGACGCCAGGAATACCTTGTGAGCCCGTAAATCCAACCCCTTGTGCTCCTTGTGACCCCGTAAATCCAACTCCTTGGATACCTTGTGACCCTGTGAATCCAACTCCTTGAATGCCTTGTGATCCAGTAAATCCAACGCCTTGGATACCTTGGGATCCCGTAAATCCGACACCTTGGATACCTTGGGATCCCGTAAATCCGACACCTTGGATACCCTGAGATCCAGTGAATCCAACTCCTTGGATACCTTGAGACCCAGTGAAGCCTATAATACCTTGAGATCCCGTAAATCCTGTAACACCAGCACCCTGTGATCCAGTGAATCCTATAATACCTTGGGATCCCGTAAATCCAACGCCTTGAATGCCCTGAGATCCTGTGAATCCAGCACCTTGAATGCCTTGTGATCCAGTGAATCCAATTGGGCCTTGCACACCTGGGTCCCAAACAACACTAGATGCTTCAGCTTTTAAGAATCGACCAACGTTTGCTCCTTGTGTGTTTGGAAGAAGAGCAATAATTGCAGCATTTGCATTAGCAGCACCAGTTCCACCACGAGAAATTGCAAGAGTTCCGTCTGATATCGAAGAAGCGTTTACATATACACCAGTTGTATTTGAGAACAACCCATTTTGAATAGGAACAACAAGACCAATATTACCAGAAACTCCTGAGCCGTTTGTAACAACAATAGTATTTGATCCAATGATTGTTCTTACTGCTCCAGTTGCATTTCCAGTTTTAACGATAATACCAGCATTTGCAGCATCAAGTCCAAATACAGTATCGGCGTTATTTGATGTTGATGCGAAACCACCTGTCAGGTCAAGTGATTCGGCAAAGATTCTTACTCTCTTGTCAGAAGCTCCGATTGTCAACGTACCGTTTGAGGTTGTTGTGATATTAGCGCCGAAAGTAGTTGTTCCGTTTAGGGTTACGTTAGCACCAAAAGTAGCAACGTTGCTAACTGTTACGTTTCCACTAATTGTGGTTTGTGTTGTCAGTTCGGCATTGCCACCCGCAACCTGTAAACCTTTATCTGCTTTAAACCTCTGATCGGCCATTTAAGTATCCTATCTTAAAAGCTGTGCTGCTAGTTTAACAGAACTGTTTGGCTGTGTCTGTGAAATAAACAACTCAACGTTAGCATTATTTAGGTTTGCAGTAAATGAAGCAAGCAACGGAGAAGAGTTTCCACTGGGTGGAGAGCTAACAGTACCATAAACCGTCAATTCAGCAGAAGTATT